TGTAGATGTCCTTTACTGTGCCGTCGGCTAGTTTTATCGTCTCGCCTGTTTTGACGGCTTCGGCTTTGCTAAAGTCGTACAACGCCCCCGCTCCAGACGTTGAGCGGGCTGCTTCCAGTTTCTTTATCCTTTCGTCTACATCCGTCTTTGTGTAGTAGTCTACTAGCTTACCATCGGTGTATTGGGTTGCTTCGGCTTTGGCTGCGTTTGCTTTACTCGTTGCGTCTGCTTCGGCTGTTGTTATCTTTTCCGTTAGCGTGTTCACTATGCCCGCGATTTTTTCGCTGACGTGCGTTTCTAGCTGCTTTTTGTTTACGGCTTCAGCGTCCGACACCGCTTCAGGCACGGCAAGGCTTCCGCGTTCGTTTCGCAGTGCGTTATGATACGCCGCTGTCTCGTTCACCCGTGCGTTCAGTGCTTTGCCCCGCTCTGCCTCTTCCTGTATTTCAAAATTATCACTACTTATAGCGGGCTTTTTGGCTCGTATAATCTCAGCTAGTTCGTTATCTGCTTTTTGGAATTCCTTTGTAAGCACCGCATTTGCCTTCTGCTCTATTTCGTTCAAAAGCTCAAAGTTTACAAGCTCATCGTTTTCCGTTGCCTTTGCAGCTTTAAGCGTCCCCGTCGCTGTTCTAAGTGCTAGAGACTTTGCGATAGCGTCGGCGTTTGCACCGTGCGGGGCGGTCTCGGCTTTGTGCGTTTCCAGCTCTTTACTTGCTGCATCAAGCGAGCGGTTAAACTCCTCTATCCGCTCCGTGGTGTTGCCTGTTTGTGCTTTTACCGCGTTGATAAACTCCGCAGTTACAAAATCGCCGTATACCTGGTAGTCAAGGTAAACCGTCGCCACGTCCTTATACACAATGATTTCTTTCCAACAATTTTTGTTGCTTATCTCCGTGGCGATTGTGTCCTCGCTTGTAAAATCAAAATCAACGCCACGCCTCAAAAGCGTGTTAGCTCTGTCGTTCAGCTTTTCGTAAATATAAAAGCCGTCTTGAAAAAAAATGCTGTGTGCTAACTTTTGCGGCGTGCCTTTTGTTACCGTCAACTCTTCACCAGTTACCTTGTTTGCAGGTGATGTTCCTGTTTCGTCTTTGTTCATTACTTTAACAATTGCCATAATCTCTCCTATACCCAATTGGTTTGTGTGTCGTTTTGTACGGGGCGGTCATCTGCAACAAATGCTGCAAATACCCTGCAATCCCGATTGTGTTTGTTTGTCTCTTTCAAGTTTAACGTTTGCGTCAAATACCCCGCATATTCAAGCGTTATTTCGTCAACGATGCCTTGGCTATAACTCGGATAACGCAATTTCTTAAACGCCAAAAAATCATATAGCTGTATGCGCGGGTCTGCCCAAGCTTCAGCGGTAAAACTTCCAGAAAGCTCTTTATAATACCGCATCGCCGTGCGTAAAATTTCTGTTGCACTTTCTTTGTCTTGCACTCCGTCAATCGATATATTTTTAACTATTTCACCGTTGATTTTTATGTTCTCTTCGTTACGTGCCTGTATCGTTATTTTTTGCTCGCTCTTTTTTAATCGCACGCCGTAAATGTTCACCGTTAGCGTTTGCTGTGCATCCGCATAATTCCACGCCTTTACTTCAACGCCTTTTTCTGTGCGTGTCATATAAAACTCAAAATAGCCTGTTACAAAATAATTGCCGATTTCAATTCTGTCGATTTGTATATCGCCCGTTGTTTCAACCGAAAAAATTTCAGGGGCGTTCGGGGCGTTGCGCCGCTCGATTTCTGCACTGTCGTTTTTGCTTTTGGGTGCGGCTTTAAGCTCCGCCCCTCTGGTGTACTCGTTACGGTGCGGGTATACGATAAAGTCTTGACTGTCGATGATTTGGCTTTGTGGCTTTTCTTTTACGCATAGCATAATCGTGCATTGCTCCGTGTCTTCGTGTGTTTCATAGCTCCAGATTTTCACGGTTACGCTTTCTGTTTTATTTGTTGCTTCGTCTTTCTTTGTGTCGATTTTATATTCAAAACTTTTGTATAAAAATTCGTCGCTAATTTCTATGTGGTGAAAGTTTTCCGGTAGCTCGTTTGCGTTAAAAGTTTTTTTGTATGAAACGGGTTTATTATCTTCGGTTGCGTTGATAAACACGTTATCAATATAATCATTTAACGGCATCGTCTCCCATTCCTTTGTTTTCTGTATTATATCCTTATTGTAAAACAAAACTTTTTTGTCTTTTATAAAAACGCCGTTTTCGTATTCGTAGGTTGAATAGCTTAAATTGATAACGTTAGGGACTAGGCTTTGTGAGCTGCTAGTGCCTTTTTCCTTAAACTCGTTTAATGCAAAATACCGCGATGGATAACGGAGCGTTGCGTGTTTGCTTTTCAAAAGTGTTGCAACAAACACATTAGCGCGTGTTGTGCAAAATACGTTTGTATCGCTGCATAAGCGGTTTAATATTTTTGAAACTGTTCCGTTAAGCGGCAAAAGTGAGTAGTTGATTTGTTTTAATGCTTCGTCAATGCCTGTGGGTTCAAGTCCGAGTTTTAACGCTATCGTTTTAAACACTTCATACGCGGTTTTATTTTCGACAATGCCTAGCGTTATTTCTTTTTCTTTTTGTGAGCCGATAAAGTCAGTGCCTTTAATTGTTGCTTGGGCTTCGCTTAATTTACTTGTAAAATCCGTAACGGTAAAAGTGCCAAGCTCGATTACAAAAGGCTTTTGCATTTTGCCTTGTTTTAATGTCAGTGCAACCGAAAAGGTCGCGGTGCTTGTTAGGTAATTTACAATCGGCGAGTTTTTATTTTCTTTGTCAAATATGCGCTCGATGTTTGAAAGCGTTAAATCAATTGTGTTAAAATAAAGACGCCCGATTGAGCCTTCTTTATTTTCTGACTTTTTTTGTTGGTGCTTTATTTTTACGATGTGCTTTTCAGTGAGTGCGTATTCAAAGCCTGCAAAAAATGAAACTATCCAAATTCTTTTGTTTGCGGTTGCTTTTGTTACGGTTAATTCTATGTGCGTTACGTCTTTACTCACAATAGGCAACAAGAGAAAGCTTTTTTTATTGTTTGTGATTACGCACGTTGCAGCGGGCTTTTCAAGCTGATTTTTTGTGTATAGTTTTATAGTTGCATTTTCGATAATGCGGTCGGGGTTTGTTCTAAGCGTTACGTTTTCAATGTCTGTGTTTGGCACCCATAACGTGATTGTGTCGTTTACGTTTCCATTTGCGTCGGCCGTTGCTCCGATGTAGCCAACGTGTGCGGCTTGCACGTTTTCGACTTGAACGTATTTGTCCTGTCCGCCGTATCGGTTTAGCACGCTCGGAAAAATGCGGTTGTATTTATCTGGTACGTCTCGGAATTGGTTTTCAAAACTGCCATCGGTAAATACGCGATTTTTGATGTGCGATAAATAAGGATAAACTATTTTATCAACGACGCTTCCCGTTTGTGCGTTTGGGGCTTTTATCTTAATTGCGGTTGGGCTTTTAATCGACAAAAACGAAAATATAACGCTTGCTTTGAATTGGCGGTTATTGCCTTTGATAACTTCGAGTGTGTCATTGCCTGTTAGTAACATTGTGCAGCGCCTCCAGTTATTCAGGGTTGTATAAATACATTTCGACGGTTATGTTTTTCGGTCGCGTTTCAATGTCGGTTCTGCATAAAATCGGATTGGTTGAGCTGTCGCTTGTTGTTTTACTTTCCCACTGATAGCGTGCATTAACCCCGCTTAAACCGCCAAGGCTTTTGTGTTTTTCATATTCAAAGTTATGCTTATGCTCTTGCAGCGCGTCCATTTGCCCGCCGCCTGTGTTTGGCTTATTCTCGCTATCGCGGGCTTTTTCGTCATAGCTTACTTGCTCGCTTTGTGCGTTGAATGCACTAGCGTTTCCGCCTGCAAGTCGCAAAAAATCGCCCGCGTATTGTGCGTGCAATTTTTTCCAGTCAAGCTCGCTTGTCCAGTTAAACATTCCATCTACTCCATAAGGGAGCGGGCGTCCCGGAAAGCGTACATACAAAAAGCCTTTTGGAATTGTGCAAGCTGGCAAGTCTCGGATTTTTGTAATTGCTACTTTTAGCTTTTCAATGTTTTTTGCGACGGTGTTCCAGTCCGTCTCAGTTAAAGCGTCATCCGCTTCTTTTTCCGGTGTCGGTGCCATCGTCGAAAGAATTTCGTTAAGCTCATTTCTTAAATTCATATAAACCTCTTTTAATTTATTTTTATTGTGATACCAGAATAAATAAACATTCCGCCCGTTCTAAATTTGTAAGCGTATTTTGTAAAGTCAATCACGTCTATTCGGATTGTTTTAAAATCGCTATAAATATTATTTGTATTTGTCATCGGTAACTTTTTTATAAAAATTTGTTTTTCAGTTTCAAAACTTGCATTTTCAATTTTATTGACAATGTACTTTAAACTTTGGAAACCGCCTTCTGGTATTTGGTTATATTTTAACGTTACCTTTTCAGTTTTTGCAATAATGTCTTTTCGTTTTGTGCCGTCGGCTGTTGTTAGCGTGTTTCCAATTTCGTTTATGTCAATCGATAATTCAAAACCCAAAGGCAAGACAAAAAGTTCATTATCTATTTTAATAAAATCTTTTGGAAAATGTTTTTGTAAATATTCAGTTTCAGTCATTTTAATCTCCGATGTAGTTCATTCGTTTTGTATTTTCAACAAGTGCTAAAAGCTCGCGGTCGTATGGACGCAATTCATTTAAAATCTTTTCGCCTGCATTTTCGCCTTGCTCGTTCATTACCGTGATTTGATATGTCGGCGCGATTGTTACGTTTGCGTTGTTGTTGTTTGTTATGCCTTGTGCTTTAAAGACGGCTTCAAGGTTTTGCTGGTTCACTGGTAAGATTATTTCAGGGATGCCCGCTTCTGCTGCAACCGCTGGCGTGCCGTTTTGTAAATTAAACGCAGCACCGCCTGCACTCGGATAAACGATACCGCCTCGTGCAAATTTTATCGGGCGTGGTGCTGGCGGTAATGGTGCTAGTGTTGCCTGTCCGCTCGGAATTGGGGCTGCACTTACAACGGCGATTTGAGCGGCGGATATTGCAGCTGCTACTGTGTATGCTGCTGCTGACGGTATCGCTGCGGGGTTCATAAACGACTCGGCTATTTTAGCTGCTGCGGTCGCGGTGTTGATTGCGGTTTGCACAATCAGGTTTGTAACGCTTTGGGCTTTTTGCCATTGTGCGGTTTGTCTTGCAAAGGCTGCGTCCGATTGAGCGGAGGCGTTTTGTGCTTCGATGGTTGCAACTTGAAATTGCCATTGGGCTTGTGCTTTCGTGTTAAGCATTTCAATTTCTTGCGCCCGCTCTTCTTTTTGCCGTTTCTTTTCTGCGTCGGCTTCGGCTTTTTTTTGCTGTGCTTCGGCTAATGCTCGCCTTTTTTCTTCAAGCTCTTTTTCTTTATTCTTTGCTTTTTGAATATTCGTCTCTTGGTTAAACGCTGCTTGCGTTTCGCTTAAAGTGCGTGTCAGCTGCTCTTGTTGTTTTTCGTGCTCTGCGGCGGCTCTCGCTTCTTCGCGTTCTTGTGCTTCAAGTTGCTTTTCTTCTTTCCAGTCAAGATACTCATTTTCAAGTGCCATCAGCGTTTCATTTTTTTCACGCTCGATTTCTGCAAGCTGCTCGGCTAAACGCTCGGCGTTTTGTTTTTGTTTTATGCCGATGATATCAGTTGCAAGGTTCGCAATGCCGTTCAGTGTTTGCGTTGCAATTTGTCCATACTCTTGTATTGCACTTGCAGCTTTTTGGGCAGCTTCGGCTGTTGTTGATTGAACGCTTGCAAGAGCTGCTGCAGCAAGTTCTTTTATTTTATTAAGCTCTGAAACCTCGCCTTTTAGTGCGTTTATTTTTTCGGCGTTCTGCTCCGCGTCTTCTTTTTCAAGGCTTGTAATTTGTTCGTTAAGCTCAAGTATTTTAGTGTCGTATTCTGCAATTTGGAAGCGGTACATTGCACGCTTTGCGTCGCTTGCGTTTTTATCTCCGAAGTCGCCCGCTTCAAATTTGTTTTTGCTTTCGGCTTCAAGACTTGCCTTTGCGTTTTCTGCAATTTGTTTTATTTCTGATAGCTCGGCTTCTAGTTTTTCTTTTGCAATGCGGGCGATGTTATCATAGGTCGCTTCGACTTCACCGCTTATAGTTTTGTTTTGAATTGCAAGCATTTGAGAAACAGCTTCTTCGTAACTCGCCCCAGCTTGCATTCTCTCATTGATAAACGTTTTTAAAAGTTTTAGCCTGTCGTTAAAGTATTTATTTTCGGCGTCGGTTTTTTCTTTTGCTTTTTGTGCTGCGGTAATGTTGCTATTTTCGATAATTACCGCTTCGCGTTTATATGCGTCATCGAGGGCTTTTAGTCTATCGTCCTGCTCCGCGATTTGTTTTGATAAAGCACTTTCTTGATTGGGCTTTTCTTTTTCTTTTGGTGTACTTGCTTCTTTACTTTCTGCAACAAACCAACTTTTATTTAAGTCTTTGAGCGTCGCTTTTGCTTCGATTATTTTTTCAAGCGTTTCATTTTGTTTTGCAAGTTTTTCGTTTAGGTTGTTTAATTCTTTATCTGCGGCTATTCTTTCTTTGATAACGGCATCAACGTCTGCGGTAGCCCCTGTTTGCCATGCTATGTCATCGACGTTTGCATTTCGCTCTTCGTCGGCTTTAATTGCATTTTTTCGTTTTTCGATTGCCTTTGTCGTTTCGTTGATTGCGTTTCGATGGGCTTGCTCTTCGGCTATAAGTTGTCCAGTTTTTTCTTTTGCCGATAATACAAGCTCTTCAAATGATTTTCGTTTATTGGTGGCAGCTTCGGGGTCTTGTTTTACGTCAAGCTTTTCGAGAATTTCTTTTTCGAGTTTTGCCTGTTCTAATTTTTGCTTTTCGCTTTTATCCATTACGGCGTTAAGCTCCGCCCAAGCTTTTATCTTTTCTTGAATGCCCGAAATTTCTTCGTATCTTTTTTGTTTTGACTTTTCGGCTTCGATGGTTGCTTCGTGTGCTTTTTGTTTTGCCTTTTCTAGCCAATCGCACAAGCCTTTTAATGCAACAATAACGCCTGTGATTGCAACCGCTGCAACGCCGTAGGGGTTTGAAGCAAGGACTTTATTAAACGCCCCTTGTAATTTTATTGCTGTAGCTTTTACTTTGTTGTAACCTATCAGTGCGGTGGTGAGTAACGCCATTGCAACGGCGGATTTTGTCATTGTGCCAATGAGTGCCATCCATCCAGGGCTTGCACTTGCAAGTAAATTGACAATCGACATAACGGGTTTTAATAACGTTTGCAATGTGGGTATTAGCTCTTGTCCGAGTTTGATTGCCATCTTTTGGGCGTTTAGCTGCAACTGCTGCAACTGGAAGCCGAAAGAGTTTACGCCGTGTTCGGTTGTTTCTGCAAAGGCTTCATCGGTTGCACCTACGACATTTTGCATCGCTTCAAAAGACGCGGTGGCTTTTGCAGCTCCAGCACCTGCTTCATATAAAACAAGGCTCCCTGCTTGCGCGCTTCCAAATAGTGTATTTACTGCTACGCCTGTTTCGTCTGCGACGTTTTTAAGTGCGTTAAAAGCCCCTTGTAAGCCGCCGAATTTTTGTATAAGCTCAACACCTGTTTGCACGCCTAGCTTTTCAAATGCTTCCAAAAGGGCGTCGCCTGGCTTCATTAACTCGGTATATGCTGCTTGTAGTTTTGTTGCAACTTCGGCTGCCCCTCCGATTACGCCCGTTCCACTTGCAAAAACAGAAAATAACTCTTCTTGCGTTACGCCTAATTCCTTACTCGATGAGGTTGTTTTTTGGATGCTTGAGGCAAGCTCTGACATTGAAGTTTGTCCGAGTTTTAAGGTTGTAAATGCAAGGTCTGAAACTTTTTTTTGAGCGTCAAGGCTTGTATCTCCATAGCCTTTTGTAACCGCCGATAAAAGGGCGATTGCTTCTTTTGTGGTCGAGCTTCCAGCTGCTGCGGCTTTTGCTGCAAGGGTTAATGTTTTTGCACTGTCGGCACTATCGCCAAAACCCGAAATAATTTCATACAACCCGTCGGTTAAATCTTGCGTTGTTTTTCCAACCGCAGGGGAAAGGTCAAGTACGTTTTCTTGTAGCTCTTTTATACGAGCGGTCGCTCCGGGTATAAGCGTTGCAACGCGGGAAAAGCCCTCGTTGAATTTATTTGCCATATTGACGCTTGCTGCTGCTGCTGCGGTTAACGAAGATGTTACACTGACGGCGTATGTTTCAAGTGCCTTTTGGCTTTCTTTTATTTTTTGGTTTGCTGCCTCTGTTGTATCTGCTACCGACTTTAATTCTGCGTTGGCTTCTTTCACCGCCTTTTTTAAATCGTCGATGGTTAATACAATCGCATATTTTAGCTCTCTATTTTCCGCCATTTTTTAATCCTCGTAAAGCTTTTCAAGTTCGTCCGCTTCTGCCTTTGTTAAAAGCTCATCCTCTTCCTTTTCTTTTATCTTGCCGCCTTTTTTCAAAATTTCAAAATTAAAACCGTGTTCGACTTTTTTTAATAACGTTTCTATGCTCCATTCGGTGAGGATTTCGCGTTCGCTTATTCCGTACATTATCATTGCATAGTCTATCATTTCGCCCCAATCTGTTTTTTTTTATTTTGCGTCTCTGCGTCTTCGGCGTTAGGCATTCCAAAGTTTTCAACTATCGATAAAATAATCTGCTGATACATTGCAACTAACTGTTTATCAGTTGCATTTTTTGAAATGTATTCTTCGGTGAATTCAGGTTCATAAAAATGACAAAAAAGGCTAACCATTTTTATTTCGACTTCCATCATCTCCGATTGTGTTTGCGTTTTGCCTTTTAGTTCGATTTCTTTTTTTGTTTGTGCGTTGTGTGCTTCGATTAAAGGAATTGCAAGCCCACAAGGAATATATGATAGCTCAAATTCTTTTTCTAAAAATAACACTGTCCTTTTTTTGTTAATCTTTAGTGCGTCAAGGTTTACAAATTCTTTTTTTTGCTTTTCCATTTTGTTGTCCTAAAAATTTTTGTGCAAAAGTACGGGCGGTATTTAACCGCCCGCGTTTTGTTTTTTACACTTCCGCCGTTTCTCTATATAGCGATTTTTCAGAAAGCTCGTTATCATCGAGCATATCCGGGTGCGGGGAAAACTCGAACGACATAGGAACTTCCGCGACGCTATCTGTGTCGTTTTTGCTTTTTAGCGTGATGTTATCATCGCCTGTATAAAAGCCATAAGGAAACTCGAACGTGCGTGAAATAATCCTACCGTCGTCGGCTTTGCGTTTGTTGGTGAGTTTCATTGCGATTGACTTTGCAACCCCGCCTGCGCCTTTTGTGAGCGTGTAGGATACAACCCGCGGTAACTTTGTCATAATGTTTATAACGTCGCCTTCTGACACTCCGCTAACGCCGGTAAATTGAACGTAGGTTACCCCGTTATAACGTCCGAGCGGCACGGAGTGTGTCAGCTCGCCCTCGTTGAGTTTTGCGTTTTCCGTTTGATTAAAGCCCTCGTAAAACATATCGATTTTAGCCCCTTCATCAGGAACGCCAACGCCAATTTCTGTTCCTGTGAAGCCTGCTTCGGTTGGAAGCTTTTCGACTTTGAGGTTATTAAACCACGTGTCGACTTTGTCGTTGGGGTCGGTAGCGTATGTTGGCGTTACCTTTACCAAGCCTGCCATTGCAAGCTCCAGCGTCGGGATGGACCGCTCCAAAATTGAAAACTCAACTTTTGCTTTTACGTCCATTTGTCCTTTAAGCGGCACGGTGCCATTGTCGGCTTTGATGTCGATTTGTGAGGCGCTAAAACTTATTTTAACTCCACGGGCTACACTCATATCAACGAGGTTTTTGAGCGTCCAGTCGTGCTTGACGGTGTTGATTTGAACAGGGCTTTTTGTGATTTCGATTTTTGCACTTCCAAGCACCATACTGTTCGGGTTTTTCGATGTTGTTAAATCCATAAAAACATTTCTCCTATTTTGTTTTTTGTTTTGTGATGATTAAAACCGCGTTAAGTTTTAATCCCTATGATTGTGCTCGATGTTAAATTCAAGCTCCAATATCCAAGTTTCAGTGTACGAGTACGAGCGAGGCTCGATTATGTCTAAAAAAATTTCGTCATCGGGCTTTATCGCCTGCGGGTAACATAGCCCGTAAAATTTCGCCTCTTCGTCAATTGTGAAGTTTTGCACTTCGTCAAAAAATAGTGCAGCTTTTAACGAGCGTTCAAGACAATCGTTAATTGCGGTGTTGCTTGCTGGTATTTCTGCGAAAAGCTCAGCACGCAAACGTAGCCTCGCCCGTCCGTTTCCGATAATCACGGGGTGCGGTAAAAACGAAAGCTCAAAATGAAACTTTTCGCTTTTAACTTCGGACGGCAAAATAACAACTTGCGTGTCGGTTGCTTCACGTAGCCTTTTTGCAAAAGCCTCGGCAATTTTCAAGTAATTATTTTGCATAGTACGCCTCCGTCATTTTTTCAATTTGTTTAAGCTCTTCTTCTGTTAACGTCATATACTCACGTTTTGGAATTACTATTTCTTTTTTGAGAATGTAAGCAACAAAAGGCTTTGCGTTTTTGTCTTTCTTGCACATTATCACGTTGCTCCGCTCGCTGCTATTTCTTTTTTTTGGGCGGTATACAGAATAGCCTGCTTGCCTTAACGCTTCGATTGCGTCTTTTACGCTGCGGTATTTTGCACTGTGTTTTGCGATGCTGTACGTTGCAGGGAGCGCAAGGTGCTTTGAGTTTTTCGGCGTGATAATACCGCCGTCGTTAAGGATGCGGGCGTAAGGTACGTTCGTTGCAACAATCGCGGCGTGGGTTGTGTGCATAGCGTGTAAGCTCGCCCGCAAATTGCCTGTCATTCCTTTTAAGGTGTTACTACCGCCTTTTACGGCAATCGTTAAAGGGGCGTTAGCAGGCTGTATATTGCTTTCGATACGTTTTTGAATTTTACTCAAGGCATAAAGCGATATCGACGCTGCAAGCTCTTTTGTGCCTTTTTCAAAGTTAGGCAATTTTACACTTTGGACTTCTTCAATACTTAATTGCATTTTTAGTTTTTCCTTTTTGTGATTGCTGCAAGTGGTACACGTTCATCCTTTGCTTTTTGGATATCTTTGTATCGGGTGCTGATTATATCGCGGGCTTTTTCTAACCACTTTTCAGCACCTGTCGTATCTCCGTTGTATAAATACAATTCATAAATCGTAAGGTGCGAAACAATTAGCCTTTGCGTTTTAGAGTAAAGCGTAAAAAGAACGCCTACAAGGTGCAAAAGATTTGCCGTAAGCGTTTTCGCCCGCCCGATACATTCTGCCGTGATTTTATTTTCAGCTGTTTCGTCATTGTTGCCTGTTAGCTCAAAATATAACTTTGTGCTGATAAGGTTTTGAATTTCATCGACGGTTAAATCGGGGGCTGGTATTGCTTTGATGTGTTCGGCGTTGTTAGCGTCAAAGTCCTCTGGCGTTTCTGGTATTAAATCCAAATAGTCCTGCATACTCTTTGCCCCCTTTTTCCGTTACGCTATATACTTTTTGATAACCGACTTTGAAACTGCAAAAGCAGGAAACGGCTTTGAGCTTGAAAAGATTTTAATCCCGCTAGGGTCTTTGCTCTCTTCGTAGTTTACAAAAAACTGCAACGGCTGCAACTTGCTATCAAGTTCGTCCAGTGCTGCGTAGAAAAGCTTTCCAGTGTTTTTCAAGTCAACGGTTTGCATCTTTTTCGGGTCGATTACGTTATTAACGTCCGTCTTTCCTGGTACGGTGTAGGTGTTTGGGACCAGCATAATTTTATACTTACCAAAAAGCACCATTCCGTAGTCCGTCCACTGCACGGGGACGGCACTTTGTGCGGTTGTAACGATTGTTAAAATCGTTGAATAAACGTCCGAGCCTGCAAGGAAGCGGATGTCTGCACTTGCCGACGTTTGCACCTGAGCAACAAAATGCGCTTCAAGGGCTTTTTGTAAATCGCCAAGCGATGAGGTCGCTGTGAGCGTTGAGGCAGCGGCGGTTTTGAGTTTTCCGATTTTTACGGAGTACGGGACGCTTCCAAAACTTCCTGTGTTGGCGGGGTAGTCAATTTCGCCAGACAGTGCTTGGCAGCATAAAATCTCAACCGTTTTAGCCGTGCGGTCTCTAAGCTCTTTTACCGCTTCGGTGAGTTTTGCCTCGATGCTGCTTGTTTCTCCGAGGCTGATTAAATCGTTAAGCTCTCGCCCCAAAATGAATTTTGAAATTGCAATTGGGTGGACTTCAGTAACTGAAACATCCTGGGCATCTTTACCGACGGGGTAGGACTGCGAGCCTCGTTTTGTAATAGGGACTGCACCCGTTTCATTTGCGATGTCTGAGATGGCAATGTAAGGCGATGTTTTTTGCTCTCGCACTGCGGGCGGAAAAATTAAGTCCGTCATCGGCGTGAAAAGTTTTGGCATTTCACTCACGGTTTTGCTGAATTTGTCAAGGGACAAAAAAGATTTGATACTGTTTGTTACGTTGATGTTCATAAAAAAATTCTCCTAAAAGTTTTTGTTAAAATTTACACAAGGTAAATACCCGCGACACGAAACTCTTGCCTTCGTTTTGTCGCCTCTTGCTCGTTTGCGTCTTGTATCGTTGCCCCCGTGTCATCAAGCACGTTTTCTTTTTTTACGGCACCAAAAACGAGGACGTTGACGGTGCTGTCCTTTGTTTTATCCTCGATTGCGTCAAGGCAAATGCCGACAAAAATCGAGCTAGCCTCTTTTGTGTGCGTTAGCGTCATCGAGGTGTCGTTTTCAGTATAAAGGCAAGTGCCTTCTTTGATGTTTTTCAATCCGTCTTTTACATTATAAGGCTGGATAATGTAAAAATCGCTTGCGATGATTGAAGACTGTGAAATACTGATTTTTCCTAAGTTTCCGTTAATCATTGTTTACTCCTTAATTTGATTAAAATGCTTTTCCAATGAGCCTTGCCGCTTCACTGTAAGAGACTGTTTCTTTTTGGGAAGACGCTCCGCCGTCAGACAATGTAACTTCGTTTTGAAGATATCCGAGTGATGGCATTGTTTCAAAAACTTCCGTTAAAAGGTCAAAGCTCGAGCTTTTTGCTTTGCCGTCAGAAAGGGTGATACTATCCGAAAGGGAAAGCGAGCCAGAAACAAGGGCGAGTTTTTCGATGCCTGCTTTTGAAAGTTTACCCTCTGCGGCTTTCAAAAGTACGTCCCTTTTTGTCTTTCGCAAATTTTCGTAAAGCGTGCGGGTTGCAGGGCTTGCGTCTGATAGCTCGATTTCAGGGTGTTCGGCTGCAACCTTGTCGAGCTTTTCGGTTAGCTCTTTTAACTTTGCGGTAAGCTCTGCATTTTCTTTTTTGAGCTCTTCCGTGTCCGTGGACGCTGATGCTGCGTTTTGTTTTTGCAACTCGGCGTTCTGTTTTTCAAGCTCCGCTATGCGGGCTTTTAACTGTTCAAGTTCGTTCATTTTATCTACTCCTATATCAGATAAATTTATGCTAGGAAATATAAGCGTTTCGGTTTGCGTGTCGCTTGCTGCTACCATTTCGGTGATTGTGTTTTTTAGGTCTTTTATCGCAGGCGGTTCTTCGCCCAAATATGCAAGGTGATGTAAATAATACTTACCGTTGCTATCTTGTTTGGCACCGATGGAGCAATCAGGGAAAAAGCCAGCGTTAACGGCTTCGTTTAGTTTGTCGTTTTCTTCGATGTCTGCAAAAAGAGAAGAGCCGACTAACTCGACGCTTTTCACGTTGCCAAGCCGCGGGGTGCGTGCGTTTATTTCGTGTCCGATGGTAACGGGGGCGGTGTGCATTGTCCGAAAGTTTTCGGCAATATCTGAAAGCATTTTTGCCGTTATCGTTACTGGCACGCCGTTACTCATAAAAGTCCCCGCGTGTGCGATTTCTCTTTTTCGTTGTTTCATCCCTTTTGTCCTTTTCAAAAGTGCGTTTCACAATGAACGGAAAAACTTAAATAACGAGTGTGAAACACGGGTTTATTATATCATACAATGGACGCGTAAAAAAAATATTTTTACGCGTGAACGATGATGTATAATAACGATATATTCAATTCTTAGCCGCCTGTGAGACGCACTTCCTCAACCTTCGTTTCAGGTCAATTTTACTCACCTTTAGATATTCTTGTTTTGCAGGCGGCTTCTTTTTTTAGTAAAAAGTCGAGGAATAGCAAATTATAATTTACTTTAGACGCTTAAAGTAAATTATATGAATTTATATTTTACTTTACTTTTCTTTATGGTTAAAAAATCTAGCAAATTTTACGCGTGGAACGTGTGATATAATGTTTTTAAGACATGATTATCCTCCAGGAAAAAAGTCTAGCCCGTGTGGATGCGTTTTTCACCTCCTTGGCGCGTTTGCACGGGCGTTTTTTTAGCGAGGTTTTTTGGTCTAAAGGCGGTAAAACGAAATGACGCTGAACGAGTTTGTGTATAGGAATTTGAAAAAGGGTGTCGACTTTGACGGGCATTATGGGCTTCAGTGCGTGGATTTATTTAGGCAATATTGCCAAGATGTTTGGGATGTACCGCAGCCTGAAGGTGTAACGGGGGCGGTGGATTTTTTTACTAAATACGATAAAAAGCCTATTTTAAAAAAGCACATCGAGAGGCTTTCGTACCCTGCACATAAACCTGCGGAAGGCGATGCGGTAGTTTTCGGAACTGTTAGCGGTAACCCTTACGGGCATATCGGGATTGTGGTGGCGTCTTTTCCTCAGGCGGTGGTCGTTTTGGAGCAAGACGGATACAAGCAAGACGGCGTAAAAATCGAGTGGTATTCATACCGCAATGTTTTAGGTTTTTTGCGAAAAAGAAAGACGGCTTTGACGGAATAGGGCAGGCGGATAATGCAAGGTGAATTATTTGAGGCGGGCGGAGGCTATGTATCGCAGGCTTCACGTGTCAAAAAGTCGGCAACGTATGAAGAGTTCGTTGAAAAGTTCAAGCCGAAAAAAACGACGGATGACTGTTACACGCCCGCCGATGTGTACGAGGTTGTAAAGGACTTTGCAGTTGAGCTTTGGAGGCGTGAGCATCCTGGAACGCCTTTTGTAATGCGTCCATTTTATCCTGGTGGTGATTACCAAAACGAAACATACCCAGAAAATGCGTATGTTGTGGATAATCCGCCTTTTTCGATAATGGCTAAAATTTTGGACTTTTACAAAAGCCGACACATTCCATATTTTTTGTTTGCTGATGGGAGGACTTTGTTTGCTTACTTTAGGGAATATCGTCCGATATCTTTTGTCGTTGTTGGCAATAATGTCGTTTATGAAAATGGTGCTAAAGTCAACACGGGCTTTATAACAAACGTGTTTGCACGTCCGCGGTTAATACTTTCGAAAGAGTTAGCCGCTAAAATCGCAATGTGTGAAAGTCAGCCAGATACAAAAAAGGTAAAGCGTGGTTACCGTGCGCGAGATTTTTATTCATCGCTTGATTTTTCGACGCTTGTAAAAAACTTTGGGCTAGATAGAGAATACAATATCGAAAATGCCCAAAAAAACGACAATACTTATAGTACACAGCTTCGTGTGCCAGACGCGGAGCTTCGAGATTTGGCACGAAAACAATGGTAGTGAGTAAAACATTCGGAGGTTTTTATGAGTGATAACGACGAAATACAAAGCAAGATAAACGCAATCATAGCGGAAAAAGTGGAATTTGTTGAATTCGGGTTTTTCGACTTTTGCGATGGCGAGATGTGGTATATGCCGCGTCTTCATTACTTAGTTGAAAAAACTGGTACTCGTTTTGTTGCTCTAAACCTTGAACTGCAATTGTTCGCTAGCGGTAACTCTCAAGATGAAGTAGGTAAAAGCCTCTTCAGATTGATAACATCGCATGTAAAAGCCGTTACAGAAAGGGGCGATTTTGCCCAACTCATTGAAGACGCGAAAAGCAATGAAATGGACGAATATTGGAGCAAGTATCGCGAGTTGGAGTTTATCGCTGCTCAAAAAGCTTTTAACAACCGCAAAAAAGACGCGATTTCTAAGGTTGAAATAGTGGAAGGGTAAGGAAAAAATAATGAATAGTGCGATAGCTTTTTTTGTTGGGTTTATCATTGGATGTGTTGGTTTTTTGTTGATAAGAAATATTTTTGAAAAGTGGCATAT